TCGACTCTAGCAAGCCCGTAGAGCCAAAGATCATCCATACCCCTACTGGCACACCAGACGTTAGCCAAAAGCGCATGAGCGTGATTGTGGACGTTTCTGAGGCGGTTAAAGAACGGTTCAGTGCTAACGACATTCTCGGAGCTTGGGAAGAATACTCAGGCATCGTTGACGGTGACGAGAAAGTTGCCCTCTGGAAGCTGTTGCCTAGCAATGTCCGCAGCGCAATCAAGAAACAAGGCGAGTCTGTTGCCTTGGAAAACCTAACAACTAACTAAGGTAAATCATGAAAGACATAAGCCATATTGTTGGTTGTGAAAACGTATTCATAACGGAAGATGGTCGCGTGTTTAGGAATGGAAAAGAAAAGGCTTGTCAGGTTGGATTGGTCGGATATAGAACCGTCAATTTTTCAATCAACAACAAGTCAAACACCTTCTATATCCATCGACTACTGTTGCAAGCGTTTGTTGGAAATCCAGAGAAAGGGCAAGAGGTTTTGCACAAAAACGGTAATAGGCTTGACAACAGTCTAGAAAATTTAAGGTGGGGGACACGTAGCGAGAATGTTCAAGATGCCATCCTGCATGGAACAGCAAACATTGGGACTAAAAGCTCGTTTGCAAAACTCACTAAGTCGTGTTTGGGATGGATAAAAGACATGAACGAAATGGGATTCAAAGCTAGCGAAATTGCGCCTCATTTCAACGTGACCTACAACACCATCAATCGCGTTCTAACTGGAAAGACATTCAAAAGGGAATTCAAATGACTGATTTTGACAATACAAATACTGGCGTCTTGTTCAATGCTATTAGCAAAAAGACAAAGCCAACATTCCCTGATTACTCAGGCTCAATCAACGTGGACGGTGTTGATTACTGGCTGAATGCTTGGCTAAAGACTAGCCAAAAGACAGGCGACAAGTTCATGTCTTTGACTGTCAAACCAAAGGAAGCAGCAAAGCCACCGCCGAAGCCAGCAAGTGACAAGCGTTTTGGCGTATCACAGGCGCGTCAGTTGCCACCACAAGACGATGACAGTGATATCCCCTTTTGATCATGACTAAAACCCAAGAGCGCATCATGATTTACCTGGCTGGCCGAGTAGATGCACGGTCAAGAGAAATCACAGAAGAGCTAAAGATTGATCAATCAACATTGACCCGTCTTTTACCTGATTTGTACTATTAAGACCTTGTGAAGAAAACGAAAGTCGGCAACATGCACATCGTTCGTTACTCACTCACTGAAGACGGTTTGTCGGTGGCTAACCGATTGATCAGGTATCAGACAACAGACGGCCAGATAGTCCAGCCCAATCGAATGAACAAGCTGGCAGGAAAGTTGGAGCAGACACCATGCTACCAGCGGCCTGACAGGAAAAAAGACTACAGATCGGTTGGTGTGTCGTGCTGAAACGAATAACAGTCCCAGTGTCAGTTGACATCGACAAGATAAAGGATAAGTTGAAACAAGACTCTGGTGTAGAAATGTCATATACCCAGACGTTCAACTTCTTGATCCACTTCTACATGAAACACGCCAACACCCCGGCGACAAGATGGAGTCCCATGAAATGACTGCACCGTACACCAAAGGCACCCTGCGCCCCACAAAGTCAGCAGAAGACTGCGAACTTGAAATTGACCGCCGACTAAGCAACCAACTATTCGGCGCAGTGCTTGGAATGATTGCGGTAGGAATTGCTATGTGGGTGATGCTATGAAAACCACACTCAACCGCATCCGAGCCTGTTCACCATGTGAGTCGGGCTGGAAAAAGCTATTGTCCAATCTAGGTAAAACAAAAGCTGACGATGAGCCACTGGCGATCACAACTATCCTCGACAGCAACAGCCTAGACGATGCGCTGTGGTGCCTACGCTCCGTAGATGGCTTTCAGAGTGAGATACGCCTATACGCTGTGGATTGCGCTCGCAGTGTGCGGCACTTAATGAACGACCCACGAAGTATTGCAGCCATTGACGTTGCAGAGCGTCATGCTAACGGAAATGCTACTGATTCCGAATTAGCCGCAGCAGGGGCCGCAGCATGGGACGTAGCATGGGGCGCAGCAAGGGCCGCAGCAAGGGAAATCCAAGCCGACCTACTACGCATCGTGTGTGTAGAAATTGAGTGCAGACAATGAACGACGACGGAATAGACGATCTCGGTATCGCCACCGTGATCTTCATAGTTTGTATCGCGCTTGCAGTAGTGGCTTATCTTGTAACTGTGATTGGGAGTGTGATATGAAAGGCCGAGTAATGTTCACTGTATACCACTGGCTGCGCCAGCACCCCGCCAGCACCCCGGACGAAATAGCTGACGCATTTGGCAAACACAAAGTGTGGGCACGGTCCCACCTACAGAACTTGGAGTTTAAGAAGATGGTACAGAAACAAAACGATCAATGGAGTGCGGTATGAGCAGCAGCAGACACCGGGGTGGCAAGAGATACCGCAGCAAACGCGTCGTGATCGGAAAGCCAGTTCGCATGACCCTTGGGGCCATAGTTTTGATGCTGTGGGGGACACCATCATGAGCTTACCACCATTACCTCCGTTGAATATGGAGATGCAGAAACCCACAACCAAGTGGTACACCGAAGCCCAGATGCTTGCCTTCCAAGCTGCGACGGTGGAGGCTTGTGAGCCTGTTGGGTATGTCTACTCAATTCATGGCGAGGTTTCAAAGAGCGCAACCATTGACAGAAGCATACCCAATGGAACGCCACTCTACCTACACCCGCCAGTGCCTGAGCCTCAAGAGTGGCTTGATATGGTGGCTGTCAACTTGGTGCGTGAAGGTGTGAATAAGCACAAAGCACGGGAACTGGCAGCGCACTTTGCTGCCATCAGGGGAAAGATATGACCCGCTGCATGGCCGTATGGCATCGCGTTGAGTTCGGCTCTAAGCTGGACAAAGAGTGTCACGGATGCGCTAGGAAGATCAACCTACAAGAGCCTGTGAGCTTGGGTGTCAGGGTTGCACCACCTTTTTCAGACAAGTGCCCGTTGAGGGTGGAGGGGAGCAAATGACCTACCTAGCACTCGACTGCTTTAGATGCAACGGTGAAACCCTAGAACGCATCATCGACAGTGCGCTTGAAACAGACATACAGCCTCTTTGTACTCACTGCCTGCGCTACCTGCGCAGAGAGGACTACGGACCGCGAACACCGTTCATGCAAGGCAGGTTCATTGGTGGCGGGTGTGTTGACTATTTGGAGGATAAATGAAACTTCGCCAGCTTCGCAAGACGTTTCGATGGGATTGGCGTTATGAAGACTTCCCGTTCCACGGCGGCACACTCAGATGCTGGGCACCCGGCATTGCAAGGAGAGTTAAATGATTGCTTGCCCCCATGCCCACCCCTACGGTGAGTCGTACTGCACCTACTGTCAGCAAGACAAAGCACGATCAGAAGAAAAGCAGCGGTTGCTTGACATGATCGAATTCAGGCTCAAGGCGGCACAGAGCCGGGACGTGAGGATGGTTTTGCTGTCGTTGAAGGGGGAATTGACGTGACTGACCAAGACAAAATTCTAGAGACTGAAGTCGCCAGGGCGATGACCAGGGCACACCCGCCAGTGATCATGTCGCTGGAAGACGTTGCCGAGTTCTGCGGATTCAAGTACAGCTATGTGAAAAACGAAATCCAGAACTCGCCCGACTTCCCTCCAAAGTTGGACAGATTCAAGCAACCGCGTTGGTCGCGTGACTCGATCATGGCTTGGGCGAAGGTAGTACTATGAAAATCCTAATTGCTTGCGAATATTCCGGGCGTGTACGCAACGCCTTTGCCGAGCTTGGGCATGACGCCATGAGTTGTGATCTGTTGCCAAGCGAGACACCGGGCAATCACTATCAGGGTGATGTGTTTGACCTTGATCTGGCGTCTTACGATTTAATGATATGCCACCCGCCATGCACTCACCTTGCGGTAAGCGGTGCGCGTCACTTTGCTGCCAAACAGGAATCAGGCGTACAGCAAGAGGCGTTAGAGTTTGTGCGCCGATTGCTTGATGCGCCAGTGCCAAAGATATGCCTTGAGAACCCGGTGAGCATCATCAGCACCAGGATACGCAAGCCTAGCCAGGTGATTCAACCTTGGATGTTTGGGCATGGGGAAACAAAGGCGACTTGTCTGTGGTTGAAAGGTCTGCCAAAACTTTACCCTACCAATCTGGTTGACGGTAGAAAACCAATCGTCCACCACATGCCACCTGGTCCTGACAGATGGAAGAACAGGTCGAGGACGTATCAAGGCATTGCAAACGCAATGGCAGCGCAGTGGTCAGCCTAACTTAGCTGCAAGTGTGGATGCTGTCGGGCGGTAGTAGATCAACAGGCTTTTCAGATCACGATGCCCCACCATCCTAGCCAACTCCAGCACATCCAGCTTCTTTGATAGGTTTGTCAAAGCAGTGGCCCGACTGTCGTGGAAGTGCAGGTTTTCAATCTTGCAAGCATTACGTGATTTTCTGAACAAGGCGTCCAGACTGGCGCTGGTAACTGTGAATACGTTATGGGAATTCACATAACGCATCAATTCCAGCAACTCAACTGCCCTGCTTGACAGTGGAACGTCCCGGCGATCACCGTTCTTACTTTCTTCCATGCTCACATACTGAGCTTCTAGGTGTACCCGGTCCCACGTCAGACCGAGAATTTCCCCTGCCCTCATTGCCGTTTCCAGCGCAAGCAATAAAGCTACCGAGACTTGATGCTGTAAGGTTATCACCGTGCCTTCAAAACCGAGCATGGCAACGATTTGATCACGCTCCTGCACAGTCATCAGCCTTTTACGGTCTGGTGGCGCTGGTGGCTTCTTAACGTCAGCCAAGGGGTTGATTTGCAGCATCCCCCAATCCCGCCGAGCCGACTCCAAGACTGATCTGAGGATGACCAGTTCTTTTCTGACCGTGGCAACACTCACTTGGGCGAGTCTGGTGTCACGGAAACGGGTAAAGTCAGCGGCTGAAACATCGGGCAGTTGGCGAAGGGTTGGGAGTAGGCCGGGTACTTTGGACAGCGCTAGCAAGCGTTTCTTGATGTTGTGGCCCGACTTGAGTGTGGGGCAAACGTCAAGGATGTACTTGTCGATTGAGTCTTGCAGGGTAGCTTTAACGGTTCCATGCTTCTGGTCGCGCAGTTCGGCCTCACGCTTGAACCCCCACGCCTGGGCACGGGCCTTGGTGTCAAAGGTTTCAGATTCAGGATCATGGCCTGTGAGTCGGATGCGGCATTGATAGCCGCCATCGCGTTTGATGATTGTTGGCATTCGGGTCAGTATCGGGACAGTTGCCCAATACTAAACCAGATTGGATAGTGCTTTGCTTACGCACTTTCCCTATGAAACTGCACTATCACGTCACGTTGAAGCACGTTTGAGACTCCCTTCCTGGGCACCACACTTACCAATGACAGACCCATAAATCGGGACAGTTGGGGGTCAGTAGGTAGAAAAGTCAGGGTCATCAGGGCTGAGTTTACTTCGCCGCGCCCCTGACCTTCTCCCATGACCTACCGGCCACGTACCCGGTCATCACCACACCGAACAGAGTTAACACGGGTTCCGGGAGCGCCAGCATCCAGGCTTGGAAACCGTGGGTAAAGGATGCAGCAGCATCAGGCTTGAACACTGTCAGAATGCCCATAGGGATTGACCACAGCAGGAGAATGTAGACCACATACAGGAAACTCGGTCTGGCACGACTTGTCCACGGGTCTGCGCTGCTGGCTTCTGCCAGGATTGCGGACAGTTGAACCTTTACTTCTTCCAACTCACCTGACTGCTGCAACCTGACCAACTCAAGCTGCGCCTTGGCTTTTTCGGTAGGGTCTGGAAACAGCTTGTCGATGATCTTGGAGCCGATGCCGAAAATGCTACTTATCGTGATTGGGTCCATTGCTGTCTCCTTCAAGTTCGTCTAAGTCATCGTCATCCATCGGCTGAACGGTATCGGCGTACTGCTGTTCAGACTGCCACAGCTTTTCCTTGAGCGTCAGGAGCTGTTCCTCCAGCGTCTGCCGAGAGACAAAGTTCTTGTCGAACGGTTTCACTTTGGCCCCTCTAGGAATGCCTTCCACGCAGCTATCAAGACGAACGCAAGTACAGCCAGCACACCGGATGTGACTAGGGTGCTGTGTAGCTTTTCCCAAAATGCTGCCTTGGCCTCTGCATGGCGTATCCACGCTTGATGTGCTGCGCGATGCCCGTCGAGGTCAGAATCTACAAAAGCGTGTTGGATCACCACTGTTTCATCTCTGATGTGAACGTGCAAGTCCTCACGCATCTGCTTCAACTCGACAAACATTTGCCGCACTAGGTTGACGATTTCCTCGTCGGTTTTTCGTCGTTCAGTCACGTCAAAGTCCAGTCTTGAAAAGTCAGAGTAGGTAGTCACTGTTCAATTTCCCAAGCCCTAAAGCAATGATCGGCCCCCAATGGGCGAAGCAGAAAGTCTATGATTGGGCGAAAGAACTTACCCTGCCACTTGTCGGCCACATCCATGTCCCAAGCGCAGGCTGAGATAGTCTCGTTCCTTTTGCTGCCACCAAGGGTGATCAACGCGAAGATGAACACATCCAGCGCGATCAGGATGGTGAACAGGCGTTGTCTCATTTGAATGTCCATCCAAGTGATAGGTTGCCTGAGTAGCCTTTGAGAATCCCCGGCCCTGAGTCCACCTGTGCCCCACCAAATCCTGCGCCAACATCTTCAGGTGCTGGCTTGACGATTCTTGTCGGGTAGACGTTGAACTGCACAGAGGTGTTTTTCGATACTTGATAGCCCACGCCTCCGACAAATTCCACCTTCATTTGGCGCGGTGTGCCGACATACAAATCCTTGATGCCAGAATAGTCTGGGATCAGGCAGGTACGCGGCACGTCCTCAACGCAAGGCACAGCACCCAGAACCGTCATTGAGAACGATGTGCGGGTCAGCATGGGACCAGCCTCGGCGTACCAGTTTCCCCACGTTTTACGAGCTACAACAAACATACCGTCTTGCTTTTGGCTACCAATCCACCGGGACAGTGGGTAAGGTGCTTTAGCGGCGTAGGCAGGATCACTTCCTTGCGCCAGAGCGTCCGAGTGGAAGTTTCCGATGAAGGCATACCCAACCCCTACGCTCCAACCGTCAGCAACAGGGTTGTCTACCCGTAGTGTGAAGCTGGGTGCTGAACTGTCATAGGTACGCGGATACTCTTTCTGCCACCAGATACCGCTTGGTTGCGTGTTGCCCCGCGTCACGCCTAGCGATACAGACACTGTCGGCTCCGCCTGTGCTTTGGTAAGCAGTCCTAAAAGCAGTGCAATCCATATCCACATAGTTTTCCTTTAAGGTGCCAGCTTCTTGCGTGAACCGCTGGCGTAGTCCTTCGAAAGTCCGGTTTGGAGTTACGCAAGAATCTCAGCGGCCCGGCCCGGTGCGAGTAGGCCAGCGCCTTCAAGCATTTGGATGCCCGCTACCGTGTCCGGGTCGGCTAGGTCAATAAATTCAGCCAATAGGAATTGCTGCCAGTACCAGTCCAAAGTCGCGTTGGCGTTGGCTGCGGTTTTGATGGCAGCGTATTCAGTGGGCGTGAATCGCTTGAGAAATTCGCGCTTGCTGATAGTCGTATTGACAACGATAGGCACGGGGCGATCAAGCTCCTTAATTACCGTACCGCTGTCTGTGGTGGTGACTTTGACGGACTCGCCTTTTTCATTGGTTTCGTATGTGATGTTCATAGTTAGGTTGTCCAGTAACGAATGCCAGTGAAGATCTTGTCTGTCTCAGACAAACTTGATGCGACTTGAACCAGAAGGGATGATTTAAACGGAACAAATGATGGAACAATTGTTGTGCCACCTGATCCAATACACATAATCCCTTGGTTACCAGCAGCTATCGCAGCCGAGGTTGCGTCAAATGCCGTAATGCCATCAATCACAATTTTTACTCTGATCGTGCGGCTTGTTGCATCTGCGCAATATGCGCCCAATAGCTCTACAACACCCCCGCCAGTGACACTAAGTAGCGTTGCTAAAGTATTTGCCGTTAATGCACCAGAGGCGAAGTATTTTGCATTTCCGTTATTTCCTGCAACTATTCCTGCAATAAACGAGCCAGCTGAACCGCCACCTGCGCTTTGCGCATTGACAAGTACCTTAGGTGGCAGATTACCACCCGCGAATTGACTTAACGTACTCATTAGACTAACCTCCAATCACTGTTTACAAATCGCAACTCAACCGTTGCATTAGCGTTATCCACGGTCATATCCTCAGCCAAGCCCATGATCGTCTGACCATTCCTAGCAATGACGTTGGTAGTCAGCCCGTTTGTTGGTGTCACCCACACCGTGTCGCCACTTACAGGGCTTGCAGGTAGCGTGACTGTGGTTGCTGCGACGTTGGTCAGGATGTAGTGAGCGCCTGCGACTGCGGTTTGGGTGGTGGCTGAGACCAACGCAACAACCAAAGCAGTCTGAACATTGACGTTAGCGATTGCAGTCTGAACAAAAGCAGTAGTGGCAAGCTGAGTCGTTGCCGTTGCCAGTGCCGCTGTTGGAGCCGCAGGAGTTCCGGTGAACGTGGGACTTGCTAGATCAGCCTTAGACGTGAATTGAACCTGTAGGCCACTGGTAACACCAGCAACGTAATTCAGTTCAGTGTGGGTTGGTGTGACGGTCCCTGTGATGTTGGGGAAAGTTGCCTTAACCGCTGTCTTGATCAATCTCAGGTGATCGTCTGCCGTGGACTTGGCATCAGACCCGGTAGGGTTAGTGATCACTAGATCACTTATGTATGTAGCCGATTCAAGTGCCATGTTTGACTCCAGATAGGGTATTGTCTTTGTGGGTAAAGGGGTGTAGGATGGTTGTCTAAGGGGAAATCATGGACACTTGGCTAATTGCTTTGATTCTTAAACCACTGTTTGCATTCTTGCTTTTTGGTGTGTTTGCACTTGGTATCCGTTGGACAGTTCACAGATTCATGCCTGAAAGTTGGCTCAAGAATCAACTTTTGAAACATCGTGGTGGTCCTAAAGACTCACTGTGCCGCTAACAATCCACCGATAAACGGGGTTGCGTAACCAGCGGTTCCAAGCCCAAGGACGTCAAACGCATCCTTGGGAATCTTTCCTGTTAATCGGGTAAGTGCGCCAATGTCGTAATTCCTTGGTCCTTGCGCCATTTTTGACAACGCAATAGATCTAGCAGGACCACGCAACAATGGCAAACCTGCCGCCATTAGACCGATTGGGCTTCCTGTTGCAGCTTGACCAGCAAGGCCAGCTAACCCCATTGATACAGGTTCTGCAAAGCTAACACCAGGGGATTGAGTCGCTACACCAGGGCGTGAAATCTGTGGAAACGCTTGATTGAACTTTCCGATAGTGTCTAAACCATCAGATAGTGGTTTTTGCTTTCCTGCTAATCGACCAAGAACAGGCGCATTGATGTCACCCGTTGCGCTGTTCAAAGCACGTTCAACCGTATAGGTTTTGGCGATTTCTTTCCTTGCTTTTACCAGTTCAGGTATCAAGTCTTTCCGACCTTGAGACTTGGCATAGTCTTGCAAAGATTGTTCAATTGAATCAGCAAGTGCTTGGGTTTCCTTTGCCTTTGTCAGTGTGTCAGGATGAGGCGTAGCGTTGTAAGCCTTGTACCATGCCTGTGCGTCAGCCCTAGCAACCTTCAATGCTTCCAGTTCTGCCGCTGGATTGAAACCAGGTATAGCTGGCGTGTTGGTTAACGTGCTTCCTGTCTGTGCTGGCCTTACGGGAAGTTTTGACACCTCAACATAAGGCGCATAGCTTTGTTCTCTAACCTTGGCGATATTTCCCAAAGACAACGGTGCGTCTTCAGGGAGTCCGATTGCTTTTCTTGCTAGTGCGTTGCTAACCTCTTGGTTGCGTAGCGTAGCTTCTTGCTTTACAGCAGCTTTCCCGCCGATGCTTTCAAGACGATTACCAAAGAATGTTGGTTGAACTTGAGATTGTGGGACTGTGTAACCTGCACCACGAGACTCAGCTAAAACAGCATCTTTTACGCTATTTCTAGAGGCATCAGCAGCAGATTCAGCAGATTTAGTAGCAAAACGGTTAGCAAGTGCGCCAGCGATTTTATTTGATCCGTACTGACCAGCCGCACCAAACACACCACCTAGAGCCGAGTTAGTTAGTTTTCCTGATGCAATGTTGGATAAGGTTTGATCACCTTCAACAGGTTGAACCATGCCATTGATTGCACCAAATCCAGCAGCCGCAGGGATAGACAATCCACCCGCGAGAATTGAAGGAACAGCGGTTAGCAGGTTAGACCCAATGGAAGCAATTGGTGCTTTCTTTTCAGCCTCTTTGTTTTGTGCAAGGATATTCTGTTCGATAGGATCAAGTCCACCAAACATCTGTTTTAGGCCAAGATAAGCATTGATAGGTGCTGTAGCTAATCCTTTGCTTTGCTTGTCAAACCATGATTGATTGTCATTTGATTGACCATCGTCCCATTTGACCATACGAGGGTCTATCTCTGGCGCATCAGTAGGTTCGTTATCCCACTTAACCATTCTTGGATCAATTGGCATAGTAAACTCTCCCATCAGAGTATTTATTCACTTTTTTACCGTAGTATGTACCAGTACCAACAACAGTCTTTGACGCATTTTCTTTAGGTAAATCAATGTGGATGTCATAAGGAAACTGAATTCCTGATGGACCTGACAATGTCTGATCTACACGCCTGTTATGTTCTTTTGCTTTTGACGTAACTTGACTACGATAGAAATCAATAATTTGAGGCAACGCTTTGGGATCAGTATTAATATTACCAAACGCCTCAGACATTTTTTGCTGTTGTTGCTGTGATGGACTTGCATCCATCTTTTTCAAGTTATCCATGATGTTATAGAACAACTGAGATTTAAGCGTTTCTACGTCTGCAACGCCTGAAGGGTCAATACTTGTACCAAGATTGCTATTAAAGAATTTAGCAATTGCTAGTTTTGTTTCGCCACCACTTCCAAGAAAGTTTTTGGCATTTGGAATAGTAGCTTTTGCTGCGTCTAATGCTTGAATAGTTTGTGGAATGTTTTGTAAGGTATCAAAACTCTTAACTAAGTTTGTCCCCATTTCCCCCTGAACTTTGTTCTTGAATGGTTCAAATGCGTTTACGTTGTTAATTGCATTAGTATTGACGTGTGTTGCACTTGCTTTAGATTTACTTAGATCAAATGCCTGAAAATCAGGATTGGGAGTTATCTTCCCGTCAACCATGTAGAACGGTTTGTTAGGATCAATTTCCTTTGGTTTAGTTGGTGCAGTGAACACTGATTGACCCGTACGCTTATCAATCACCACATTGTTTTCAGGAACACTCATCAACTCACGCGCCGGGTTCATCATCTGGTTAATGTCAACCGCACCCTTTAACGCCGACACATCAGCATTTGGGTTTTGCTGGAAGAACGTAGCAGGATCAAACTTAGGCATCTGACCTAGATTCTGAGTATTAGCAAGCGTTGGGCCTTGGCCGTTAGCCATTGCTTGTCCACCAGACATGGGTATGAACTGATTTCTGATTGCTTCCTTATTGACAAGTGCTTGTTGCTGATCCAACTGTTCTTGAGCGACCTTGCGCTTGTATTCCTCGACTTGAAGTTTCTCAAGTTCAGCCTTCGCCTGTTCACGTTTCCACTTGTCAGCAGAACCCATTCCTTCTTGCAATCGCTGAAAGAAACTGGCGTTGTCGAATCGTGGGCCAGCCGCAGCAAGCAAGCCTAACCCTTGCTGACCTTCGTAAGTGTTCAAGGCATCTAGTAATCCCATGTTTACACCTTTGCAAAGGGGTTAACCTTTGTCCAATCAATTTGACCAAGCGACTGCATCTGTGGCGCAGTTAAACCACGCCCACCTGTACCCATAAGGCCACCAGGCTGCACAGCACCACCGTACCCACCACCACTACCCACCGCACCACCTGTAGGACGCTGATAGGCTGTATTCATGCCACGGTTAGCAAAGTCTGTCAGTGCTGGCATGGTGTTCTGGTTGAAGTTGTCAATGCCCGTGAACAGGTTTTGGTAAGAGGATTTTTGCTGATCGTTGAATGGATTGTTTTGGTAGTAATCCTGCAACTTCTGACCTGTGGCTAGGTTTTGCTTCATCCAAGGTGCTGCCGCTGCCCACGGCTCTTTAGAAGCTGTTGTGGATTGGGTTTGGTCTTGTCCACTAGCAATTGCACCTAGACCAGCACCTATCAAACCTGCGTTATCTTTTAATACAGTTCCGATAGAACCTAAACCAGATAAAAGACCTGAACCAGATGAAACAACATTACCAAATCCAGCAGCACCACCCACAGAACCACCCATAGCCGCTATGTCAGCAGCAGTTAAACCGTTTGCGTAAGCTAGACCAGCGTCAGCAGCAGCTTGCGCTCCACCGATAGCACCCCCCGCTGCGTCTAGTCCTGCTGCACCAGATAGCAGACCCCCCCCTGCGTCTGCCGCGCCACCATACGCAAGTCCTGCATTAGCAGCAGCATCTGCACCGCCTAGCGCACCTCCTGCTGCGTCTAAACCGCTTCCAGCGCCACCAAGACCACCTAACATGCTTGCGCCTGTGAGTAACCCAAATGCCTTGAATGCGTCTGTGGATAACGCATCTTTTAGAAATCCACCAAAACCAGTGTTTTTATTCTGCCAATCCTCAGTTTTGGTAGGAATTAACTTACCGTCTTGTTGCCGATATTCGATCGTTTTATGAGCATTGGTATCGTTTTGACCTAACAATGCAGACATATCACCCGATATTTTCCAAGTATCCTCAGACGTTGGTGCAGCATAGTTAGCTGGATCAGCATAGGGGTCTCCAATCGACCGTTCAAATTTGTTTGATCCAGGGTTAGGACCAATATATTTTTTAGTCCCTTTAGGAATAAACTCAACACCTGAAGCCGCGCCACTTGGTGCCCATGTCTTACCGTTGGCTAACGTAAGACCGACACTTCCGTTTTGTCCTTCAGGACTGTTCCAGTTGTACGATCCACCATTGGCCGCAGCATAAGGCTGCATTGCCTGTAAGAACTGTTGATAATCTAATGTGAACGGGTTAGTGTCTGCCATGATTAGTCCTTATCCACCAATTTTTGAGCCAAGTTGCCATCCACCCAAAGCACCTAGCCACGGATTACCCGATGCGGTTTGGCTCTGTGTCGTGCTTGGAAGTCCGTTACCTACGTTATTTGCAGATGTATTAAAGCCATTCCAATAGTCGTAAGGAGTATTCTGAATCTGTGTACCAGCTTGAATGCCTTGGTTGTTTGCATCTTGCTGTGTTTTGAAAGCATTCAGACCAAAGTTAGCGGAACTTAGTTGATTGTTGAAATTGTTGTTGGAAATGCTTGCATCCAAACCTGCAAAGCCTAGATCATTCTGACGTAATCCAAGGTCATAGTTATTTTTATTGGCAAGAAATTGGTTCTGCAACTGACCCTGACCCAATGAGTAGGTGTTATCGGCTTGTTTGTTATTTACAGCAAGGTTTCCAAGTCCAAGGTTATATTGCTGATCGCTATTTTGATAGCCAAGACCAAGATTACCAAGACCAAGTCCGTAAGATTGATCGGCCTGACGATTTCCTAGCGCAAGGTTTCCCTGTCCAAGAGTGAACTGATTGTTTACCCCGAGTCGGTTTACATCGTTGTTTGCCATTCCAAGGTCATAGCTCTTATCCTGACCACGTTGCGCGGTTTGATTCTGCATTGATGCTATTGATTGCTGTGCCGCCATCTGATCACGCTGCAACTGTGCATTTTGATCCTGTGCGTAGGCATTTGAGTAAAGATTCGCAGTAGCTGAATCCACGCCTGTCTGAGCGTTACCCGCAGCGACACCTTGGGCAATCCCTTGACGTGATCCACCGTACCCACCCGCCATCTGTGCGCCCTGACCGATACCAGGCATGACGTTCTGTTGAAGGTTTTGATTGCTTGCGTTTTGCAACGCTGTTGCTTGATTAGCAACGTAGGGATTTGATGCCCCAAAACCTAGATTTAATGCTGTTGCCATGATTTATTCCTTTAGCCTAACTTGACCCAATTTCCTGCGTAATAACAGTACACCCCTGCACCCAATCCACCCGGTGACCAACTTGTCCCATCTGCCATGCGAATCATCCCGTCACGAGGCTTTGTAGGTGCTACTGTAGTCACGTCCAACTGACCATCAGCGATAGCATTCATCGCTGATTCAATCCTTGCTAGTTCAATCTTTAGAAACGTGGACAAATCACCGCTAGGAACGGGACTAGCCGCATATCTGTTGATCTGACCCTGTGTTGATCTCACCATGCCCCCGAAATCTGTGCGTCAATCGAGTACGAATCTAACCGCCACTGGTAAGCAGTTCCGCTAGAGAATTTAATCGCCATATACCTACCTGAAGTCATGGTGTCGCAGCTAACAGAAGTCCCAATAGTGAACGGGATCACAGACCCGTAGGTAGGTGCCTCATAAGGCTCGTTTGACCAACCGACTTGAATGTTGACCGTCGCTCCGTTCGTGCCTGCAATCCTTGGTCTGATACTCTTAATCAACTTGATTGATTCAGGTGCATCAAAATGCAGTCCCTTACGCTCCAGGTAGGCTGTAGGCAACGTCCCGTTAAATGTCGTGCTGCTGTCCAGTTGGTAGAGTTTGGTGCCCCCGCTTGCCATCACCACACGGGCAATGTCAGGTGTGAAGTCCCCTGCGTTGAATGCGGTAATGTCGCTGTCGAAAGGACTTTCATCACCGTCAAACGTCTGAGAAAGTCCGTTGTCCAACGCACCAACTTGTGCATGATTGAGACTTGGAATTTCCCTGAAACTGATCGTTTTATCAACCCAATTCCAGACCATCGCCTGATTGCAGGATGTAGCCCCGGCGCTTGGATAACAAACAAAAACCTCATTCATGTACGGGTTTTTGAAAACGAAGCAAAGATTAACCAGTTGTGAGTCAATGTTGGCAAACAGGAAACGTCTTGTCTGTTTATCTAAAACAGAAACCGCCTGATTACCGTCATGGATCACCACATCATCAGCCGTCAATACGAAGTGTTGTCCGTCAAGTTCGGTGATGCAGTTCCGATTCATGGCCCCTGACGTACCGAGTACCTTGGAGAATTTGTAGATATATGGCCCACCTGTGTAATCCATTCTCCAAACCGATTGCTGTTTGTAGATAACGAATGAATCACGAAGGGCTAGACCATCCACAATGGAGTCGTACCCTTCTGCCAAATCAACTTCACCAGCGTCCTTAGTCGCATCTGCAATGTCCCAAGATACAGGTACAGTTCCTGGGTCTGCCGGGTGTGACCACTTCACCATGAATGGGTAGTTAGTCCCTGTCTTGGTCACGTTCAAAGCAATCAGGCTGTTTTTGTAAGCCCTGATCACTGCACAGGTAGTTGATGCCGGGAAATTGGTTAGTGCGGTGCATTTACCTGACAACGACCACATTTGCGGAACGTCAACTCCGTTATTTAGAACGGGAATCCCGCCCAAAACAGTAGAAGTCCAACTGTTCTTAGTTGCTGCGTAGTTCACATCAACCAATGCAGTCTGTCGGGTGATGTTGGTGTGGGTAACAACCCCACCAGTAGCATTGACTTGATAAATCTTGTTCGCACCAGCGTAAAGCCAGTTTCTTACACCTAAGACAGAAACAGGCAAAACGTGGTAAGGCTCTACCACCGTACCGGGGAAAACCTCACCATGACCATAGAACTGATACGCCGACCCGTCAAGAAATCGGATGTTTTGACAGTCTGTCCAGGAATTAGGTGAAAGTTCAGACGACGATAGGTCACGGTTTACACCGTACTGACCTACCTGTTTGATGTGAGTAAAAGGCATTACCGTGCCTTGATCTGCAAAGACCCACTAGACGGCACACCCACACGTTCAGCCAATCTGCGAACAGAATCTACGATTGCACCCACCATCCCGGTTAGACCTTGAATCTGTGCATCGTCACGGATGTACTTAGCTGCTTCTAGTGCGGTAGCGTACAGATAAAGATCAGACGCATTGGTAAGCACCCAATTTGTCGTGTTGATGTTTGACAGTGGGGTAATCGTTGGGATGTAGTAAAGCGTGTAAGCCTGACCATCTGTTGATCCCCAAATCCTCAGATTACCGTTTTCAAATGAATAGAAACCCGGCGTTGATATGCTTGCCGTTGCTGTGTCGGCTAAAGCAATGTAATCCAGAACCCTAGCTGTGCCATTAGCCGTGATAGAAAGCCTTGTGACCGATCCAAAATTAACAGGAAGGATTGCATATCCACCTACCGTAACGCCGATTACAGACGTTTCTGTGGCCTTGATTGAAATCTCACGAAAGATAGACGCTTCAGCCTGGGCGATGAACGTCGGCATCTTTGCCGTCAAGTCAGTGCGGTGCAGGTAGTCTGCAACGTCTGTTTGTAGTGTGGCGTAGGTGCTCATTTGAGGAACTTCTCAAAGGTTGCATACTTTGGCCTGTTTTTGATATAGGAAAGAATTGCGTGTTTTCTTTCTTCTGCACCTTGGAATGTTTTTTGTATATTTACCAATTCAGGAATTGGAATGACCCCTACAAAGTGACCATTACCCCAACTATCACCACGGGTGGCTATCCGTGCTTGTTCAGCGTATCTGAGCAATGGTTCAGCGTCATACGTCAGCTTTTCAACGATCTGATCACCCTCAAGGATGATTTCACGCTTAGTTCCAAACTCATTTACACCATCGTCAATCGTTAGATTGCTTTCGATTTCCATGCGTAAAACTCCTAGCTAATAGGAGTATTGTCAGCAACGGTAAAGGGCTAACTTTGGTTAATGCGGAGCATAAAAAAAGGCCCACCGAAGTGAGCCTTAAGACAACGCAAAACCGTATTACGGGGTCAGGTTGGTGATTTTTGCCTGTGCTGTAGGAGCGCGAACTGCCAAGCAAGCATCAGCCGTGATCAAAACACGCTCGCTGTCACCCGTCTTGGCGAGGTCGGAGGTAACGAAACCGTCCAAGAATGCCAGATCAAGGTAGTCAGTGTTCAACAAGTAAGCCGTATCGCCAGACGCCATCAGGTAGTGAGGCATCACGGTGATACCACCAAAGTCCGACAGGTATACTTCAGCACCACCGACGATGGTTGCCTGGGAGTTCTTGCCACCCTTCACGTCGATGCGGTTTTGAGCCACCGATGCGAAAGCAGAGAACAGAGACTTGTGGTTGGGGGAAACCACCAGCATTTCAGCGAACGAACCAGAGGTCGTAAAGACGTTCTGGCAAGCCGTGTCAAGCAGGGTTTTCGTCCAAGTGCGGTTCGTACCAGCAGTGATTGCGGCAGTAGGAGCGCCAGAGGTCCAAGCGGCAGTAGCACCAGCACCGTTATGCAACGGGTTGGACACGCACTGAACACCAAGACCACCAGATTGACCTGCTACAGACACGGTAGCTGCGATAGCCACTTGAGTCGGTGACAAGACCATAGCTTCTATGTTGCGCTTAATTTCGAGCATTTTTTTGCCCTTTTGGTAGCTCATTTCTGTCGCTCTACCAGCTTTCTTGATGATCTGAGCGCGGCGAGACACACCCACTGCACCGTTGAAGGTTTGCAGGTGATTGCCCAAGCGTGAAGTACCAGTCAGGACAGCGAGCGCGGCGTCGTCGCCTTCAACCATCTTGTTTGCCGGGTCAGCGGAAGCCAAGGCGTCGGTCTGCCATTCATGAAAATCGGAAGTCGCAGTGACGCGGCCCATTGCCGAGGTAACTGGCGTTTCAGTTGGCGAGGTGTTGAAGATCTTGTCGAGCAAGTCCTCACGAGCGCCTTTGAAGCCAGTGTTAGTCTTTTGCCATAGGTTAGTAGGAATTGCCATTTTGTTTCTTTCTTACCGCAGATATGCGGCTAAATCGTTAAGTTTTGCCCGACCTGACTTGAACTTGTTGTCCATAGCCCTGTCGATCTCTTTTGCCGGGTTAGCTTGTCGTTGTGGCAATTTCGGTGAAGCTGAGACTTGTTTGGTGACGTTGCCTTTGTTGGCTTTAAGTGCTTGATAAGCAGTAGCGTCACGCATCATCTTCACTAGGCGAGGGTCATAAACATTACCTAGTTCCTCGTTGGAGAAACCATAGGATTTGTTCACGTCACCGTAAATCTTTGCAAGTGCAGGTTTATCAATCTTTTCTTTGCTAAGTGCATCCCATGCATGGGCGTACTGTTGCTGTAAGGATTGCGCCTGTCTCTGCTTGGATTCCGTTTCAGCCTTGTGCTTTTCACCGTTGATCTGTTGATCAAGAGCGTTCAAGTAGTTGCTGATCTGCCGCTGTCGCTGTGTCTCACTCACCCATGCCGCCGGGTCAGAACTAGCTAATTGAGCCAACTCATCCTCGGTTTTGATACCCGCCATCTGAATCACCGCTGCCCGTGCAAGTTCAGCCTGTGATAAATATTCTTGGCGAATACTCTCGTGCTTTGACTTCAAAAACTCGACTGCATCGTTTTCACGTTTAGCCAATTCTTGGGTCTTCTTGGTGTAGTCCTTTTGGCGTAGATAGCTTCCTGCGATGTCCTCGGGCGTTAGCTCCAAGGTTTCTTCAGTACCATCGTCTGCCTTCACCTTGACGGTGATCTTATTTTCAACGGGTGCAGGTTGTTCATCGTCCGGGTTTTCCGGGTCAACGTCCTGTTCGTCGTTTTGAGAGTCCTCGGTATCGCCTGATTCGTTAGATTCAGGGGTCGATTCGTCTACGGTTTCTGACTGTTCTTCCTCGTCAACGGGTTCCTGTTCGGGAGTTTCCGCAAGAAAGTTAGCCAAGTCGCTCAGATTTCCTGACTCTGGCGCGAGTGCCGAAGCTTGTTCGCTCATTTTCAGTTTCCATCAAAATCCCCCCTCTTGGTACTAGAAGGGATTGCGGTGCATCGCTGCATTCGCTAAAAAGCTAAGTACCTAGCCGTAAACCTTACGCATGAATCGCCTTGCAGCGGGTTCATCGCGGATTGCGTCCAAATCAATGCGGCGTTGTGCCAGTTTCCCGGTGTCCACAATGCCCCTCAAAATGCCTTCAAATCGATCAGTTACTTTTGCCATTTGAAGCAGAAGTAACGCACCCTCCTTATCACGGAGATCCATGTCTTTCCACTGATCTACCGTAGCTTTACGCATGGTTGCTAGTGCTTCAGTCAGTAGTGGGTTATCCAGCAAAGACTGTGCTTCACGACCACGCAATGACAGTGATTTATCGTCCATGTGGGTATTGTCAGCAGTGGTAAAGGGGAATTGACAAGCCTGATTTTTTGGCTGTAGAATGCTTGCAAAGGTTCTGCTGTTACACTTTTCCGGATCTTGTCTGAAACAGGACAAGCACGGTCCCCGGATCAACGCGGTGTACTCTGGACCTTTTCCCCTTTTCTCAATCCATCTCCTTCAGGAATGATGGAAAATAACTCTCCTTTACCGTTTTGATCAACAGCTATTACAGCTTTATCACGAACGGTTTTCCCGTAGTTGTCAACCCGTTTCCCTATCGTCTGCAATGCTGGACCAACTCTGTCATTTCTTAAAAACAAGTTCTGACCTGATATAGCGTCTAGTTGCTGTAATAAATCTTCATTTGTGTAGTTGTTCCCGTATTCTGTTGGACCCCTACTGTTGAAGTGATGATTTCCCCTGTAATCAAGTACAGGTGAGGTTAATCTAGGTTCTTTACCGACCCTAGCAGCATTAAATGCGTCTTGTTCTGCCTTTGAAAGGACAACAGCAGGAATTTTGCTTAACTTCTTGATTTGTCCAGTATCTTGATAAATTTGACTTATTTCATTAAGCATCGAAGGTATTTTGCTGAAGCCAAGTGCTTTAGTCGCTGCGAATGGAAACAAGCCAGAAACTAAATTGGTTGCGTATCCAACATCAGCACCATCTTTGACTTGTTGGTGGAACTGGTCAAGCACCGACCCACCGACTTCATCAGGTGCAGTACCCATCAGTCCTTTCAGTGCGCCAAGGATTTCAGGGTATTGTTGCTGAAGATACGAGCCTTCACCCTTCTTTTGCTGGAAATTGATGTTATCGAGTAGTCCCATATCTCACCCCAACAATAAAAGTAACTCTAGATCGTCTTCTTCAACCATCTGCTGTGCAAGTGCCATAACCTGCATGACCCGTTCAAACTCTTGCTGTTTGACAAGTTGGGGTAAATTTACCTTCAGGTCAAGTCTGTTAACCAAGGATTGAAGTTGGGGAATGTCAACCGTTTCAATCGGTTTAACAGTGATGACCTTGTTTCTTACCCTGATCTTTGACCTTCTAGACGAGATTTGAGCCTTCTGGATAGCTTCTTCAGCCTGATCATCAGCTTCCATCCAATCATCTGCCTGTTGTGCAGTGTTGAACAGGAACAACTTACCACGGCGTTTGACGTAGTATTTACGTGGTGTGAGGTCGATTTCAGCGGAATATCCCTGAGCATGTTCACCCGACCAAGTTAGCGTTGCGCTTGATCCAGTGATCAGGTAAGTTCCTGGTAGAGCAGTAAGTGAGTAGCTTGTCGGACCTGTCCCGGTCTTTGTCAGTACAGCAGAACCACCCGTTATCGAGTACGTCCCTGCCAAGCCTGTGATCTTTCGACCAACTGACAAACTAGCCGCACCATCACTTAGCGAGTAGCTTCCAGCATTTGCCGTTAGGAAATATCCACGTTTTAGGCTTGCCGTGCCACCTGTAAGGCTGTATGAGCCTGGGTTAGAGGTTAGGGTGTATGCAAGGCTTCCTGTTGACTTTGTGAGCGTTGCAGAGCCACCTGTGAGGGTGTATGTGCCTGCATTGGCTGTGAGTTTCCTGCCTACCTTGAGTGAAGCAGTCCCGCCAGTTAGAGCGTAAGAACCCGCATTGGCGGTGATCTTTCTGCCGACCTTTAGTGACGCAGTTCCCCCGGTTAACGAGTAAGAACCTGCGTTTGCTGTCAGTGTGTAGGCAACAGACCCGCTTGTTTTGGTGAGTACCGCTGACCCACCAGTGAGGGAATATGACCCAGCGTTACCTGTCAGAGTGTAGTTTGCTGCCCCACCACTCGCTCTAAGTAGCAGTAGCAAAGACATATCAGGCTACCGCTGTGTATTCAGTCCAATCCGATGTAACCATCCACATGTCAGTGACAGGATTCTGCGTTGCCAACACGTAATCTAAAACACAGACTGCGCCCTCACCCTCTCGCAAGATGATGTACTCACTGCTTCCGCTAAGAAACTCCATCTTGAAGATCATGTCAAAGCCAGCGGCAGTGATCATCCGAGGGGCAAACTGAGCGGTAATTGCCCCGGCTACAGGGGTAGCGGTCAATGCTGTTGCAGACGATGTTCCGTCCGCGGAGGCGTCAAACAGAATGGCAACACTGGCACTAGACGTTTTGGTTGAATCCTTTGGCTGTTTTGTCCCGGCAGTACCGCTTGTGGGTGCAGCCGTTACTCGATAAATACGCACCATAGGGGGCAATACTGTCACAGCCTTGATCACCGTGGCAGTCATGTGCACATGTATCTCGTTTAGCCTAACAAGAACACCTGATCCTGCTGTGTTGTAGATGCTGAAAATCTTTTGCCCGGCGGTTCCCGCCCTGCCGGGCATACGGAAGCTACTTGTACGACCATCATAGGTAACAAGCTCATCACCGTCTAGCGTTACAGGGAGTGGGAAAGCGCCTGATGTGTCCCTGGCAGAGTTATCTGCACCCCATACAGGCTTCATCCGTTGAACCAGGACACCAGACGAGGCCGAGCCATTCAGGGTAGTGACGTCATCAGCCGCGATAGTGGCCGTGCCGTTTTGTGCTGTGTTATCAGCCATGATTAAACCGCTGTAAAGACGTTACCAGAGAATGTGAAGGTGAACGTGTCACCGCTTGCTAAGGTTACGCCACCTACCCCATAGTCCCACTGAGCAACAGGCGTTGATGTGGTCGTGTCCACAAGGATGGCGTATCTGAATGGACCCATAGAAGCCGATGCGGTCCACACTGCCGGGTTACCAAGTGTGAAGGTATAAGTACCCGCCACCTGTGCTGCTGTGGTCACTGTGCAAGCGTTACCACCTGCGGTGTAGCCTGCACCTGTAGCCAGGTCATCCGTACCTGCGACAAACGTGGTTTTAGCCGTAGCATCTGCATTGGATAGGGCAATCTTCCAAGTGTCAGATCCGACGTTGATGGCTTCAAGCAATGGCTCGATACCTGCTGTGATCTTGGTGTAGCTTGCTGTTGGCATATAAATTACTCCTTAACTTGTGTTCTTTGTGCAGAGGGGATTAGGTTTTAACCCTTGCGATACCACAGGGTTGAGCCTGCGTAATACTTGTAAGTGACGAAGGCGTTAACCGCCATCGTTGTCACACCGTCAAACATGGTTTTGCCGTTCCCGCTGAGGGTCAACGCAGTAAGTGCTTGGCTTGTCTTGATCGTGATCTCTTGCCCATCAATCGGTGCAGCAGGGAAGTTGATCGTCAGGGTTGCCAGTGTTCCTGCTGGCATCACAAGATAGTCGCCGTAGTTGTCAGGGATAGTGATCGTCTGCCCTGCCGTTGGTGCCACTGCATACACACCCTGAGACACCACCAAAGACTTGACTACCATTGGCGCATTTGGATCATCGGACTGATAGCACCGCTTGGTCGTGATACCTGAAATTGCAGAGTGGTCAGGGAAGTAATGACCGACGTAATAACCTATCGTCCCGGTGTTGGCGACAACAGCAGAGCGTTGGCCGATCAGGGTGCTAATGGTTCCGGCATTTGATGCAAGCTGTGATTCGTTAAGCACACCCGTGGTCACGGTGCCTGCGATTACGTCTATCTTGCCTTCTGAGCCAATTGCAAGTTGTGTGGTGCGGCCAGTTGCGTTGATAACTGACCAACCAAGGGAGCCTACGGAATGACCAGCGCCAGTGATATTGGCTGTGGCATTTTCGTAGAATACCTTTCCTGCTACACCGATAACGATGTCAGTGCCGCCGGGCGTAGTGATGACCCCGCTGTTTGCAACGGATGCCCCACCACCCGCACCGGGCGTGAAAGTCATCTTTGTGCCAGCATAATAGGCATCTAGTTGCGCGTACGGAAGCACACCAATACTAATCCCCCCGGTGACAGGATTGATTGAGGACATTACGAACGTATCAGACACAATTACCGGACTAGCGCCGATGTCAAAGTCAACCTCACTTGATGCGCTTGTCGCCACCCTGATAACAGCACCACCTGTGTAAGGACCGTAAGTTCCGCCAGTTGCGTTAGTCCCTAGAACAGTTCCAGAGCTATTGCCACGGACAACTGTTGCCGTGTAGGTTCCTGAAATAGCGACTAGGGCGATGTAGTCTGATGCTGTGAGATTTAGGTCACGGGTTTCACCGTTTCTTAGTGTGCTTGACATGGTTTATCCTTGAACGTGTTGGACACCGATAGCCTTACCAGAGGCATCACGGACAATCATCTTTGGTGCTGACATCTGTGCAATGACTGCCTGTAGACCAGACAGGACCTGAGTCATTTCGTTAGCTTGTTCAGGTGCGGTCTGAGGAACTGATGCTTGAATCTTCAGTTGTTCAATGTAGATCTTGGTCTGCGCGTCAAATTCAGCCTTCCACTTGTCAAACTCCAACTGCTGTTGGGCAAGTTGCGCGTCGTACTGAGCCTTTGCCATTTCACGAGCTGCATCACGCTCATCATTCGCCCGTTGCAGTTCTAACGTGGCCTGAGTTGCTTGGATCTGAGATTGTGCTTTGACTTGTTCAATCTGCACTTCTATCTGCTTTTCAGCTTGGAATTTCTGAATATCAGCCTGGGTCTGTGCTTGATACTTTTGAGCATCGCCCTGCTGTTTCATCTGCTCCAACTGAATCTGAATCGGAGGCTGTTGCGGCTGTGGCGGAGCTTTACTAGGATCAGTCAGGAAATTCTGTACGTCCTTGAAGCCTGCGTTTTCCACCACTTTCGACGCGGTGTGGTAAAGATTCAAAGGATTAGCCAAACCCATAGGCATTGCAGCTTGTTGCATCTGCCAGATGGACATGAGTTGTCCAGCTTTCTGCATGGTGTCACCCGAACCTAGACCGACGTTAATGGTCATGTCATAACTATCACGCCATTCGTTAGGGTCGTACTCAACAAACTCATCACGCAGACGAAAGGCTAACTTTTCCATCCCGCCTTCAGTCAACAGCTTAAGGATGCCCTTGAATATCGGTTTAACAAGCGTTTCAGCGATGATCCGTGCAATCAGTTCAATACGTTGCATCGCAGCCGATTGGTCGATCTGGCGACCTGTCGCGGTGTTGTTCAGTGAATCAGGGTTCAATCCCATTGATGTACGTGAAACCCCGGTACGGTTTTCCCTCATGCCTTGAACGTACTCCAACATTGGAAGGGAAGCGCCAGCAGAGAACGGGACTATCTGTTCAGTTATCGCGTTAACATCACGTTGACGGATGATCCCGCCAATTCGTGAGTCCAAAAGGTCATCAATGTTGGCTAATGGCGACCAGTTAGCATCAGTTAGCACCTTAGTTCGTGGATTGTTGGTTAACTTGAGGTTGTCCAGTGTCTGCCGCAACAGTTCAGTGTGCAGTTTCTGCAAATCACCCACCGCATCAGCAATGGACATACCGTCCCACCGATGTGTGTTGATGATTGGGCTAGACGTAGCAATCGGAACGTGCGAACAGACTTCCTTTGACAGAATCCTGTCGGTTAGTCGGTAGATACACAGTCTTTCTGCTACACCATCACCGTCAGCGTCAACCAGGACGTACTCAATCCTGAGAAACCCGGTAGCCATTGAATCATCGTCGTGGTCATCAGTCCAACCAAAGTTAGATGAAGCTGTACCGATCTGATTAGCCTTGGTTGTGCGGAAGTTAGCATCAGCACTGGCACCGTCAACCATGTCAGATGCGCGTAGTTCTTCAGGTGTAACGTCCTTAAACCCCATCAGCTTCAAGTCTGACAAGGTGACGGCCATCAACCTGCACACGTAGGGGCAATCATCCAACAAGGGAGAAGTCCACTCACGGTCCACCAGCAAGTCTTCAGGTGAGAATGCTTCTACCTTACAGATTGTTTTCTTTTCAGTCTGCTTAATCCGACCGTTGTAGCCCATAACAGGCTGTCCCGTCATAGGATCAATCTGTGGCTGACCCTGTTGGTCAAGGATAGGTGCTGTGTTAGCCTCTACGATCTCAGCGTCCTCACCCTGCTGTAGCAGCATGGCAAGCATTTCCTCACTTGCACCCTTAAACGGGATGCTTGAGACTGTTTCTAGTGTTTCCTTACGCCACATCACCGCACAATTACGCACGGTTAGCATATCTTTGATAGCGGTGTAAAGGATCAGGAAGCCGTTGTTTTGCTTGTAGAAAACATAGTTACACGTGTCAGTAGCCTGGTCAGCACCTTTTACGTCTGATTCGCGTGTAGGCTCAAAGGACACCGCTTTGTCGGTGCTGGTGAAGGTTTTCAGCAGTGCTGGCAAGATCCACTCTACCGAATCGGAAACATCTGATGCGACGATCTGGGACCAACCCTCTTGTTCGCTGCCATAGGGCATTTGGTAGTACGAACGCAAAGCCAGTTCACGCTCAATGCCCAAAGTTCCGTGGATATAGGAAGCTGCATCACCTTCCTTCTTGGAAAGGAGCGAAATTAGCTCTTCATCGTCCATCTTCATAGGCAAATCCTCTAGATATGAGGATTGTCCAAGGAGGTAAAGGGTTAAGCTACGAATCTGCTCTGTGCGTACTTGATTGGTTTAGCTGGTCTTGGTTTGGTAATGGCATGACGTTTCATCATCACCGCATACCTTGTCGCTGAAAGCAAGTCATCGTCTGTCTTGACTACCTTTCCGTCTTTTCGGTGATACATCCTGAATTCTTCAAACCAATCAGTCAGGTGCTTGAACACCTTGAACCTCCCTGATTGCATCCTGTCAAGCAAGTCCATCAGTCCAGCCTCTACCCCGTTTCCACCGCTTCCCTCGTCCTCACCGTCCTTTGGCGCGTGGGTTGCACGTTCGGCGAGCATATTCAAACCCTGCGCCTTGTACTGTTCTGCTAACTGCTCACCAGAACCTTTGTCGTGCTGTAAACCGTCATGCGGCCAAGACCAGGGCATCCATTCACCCCAAGGTTTGACGGTAGCTGCGAACAAAAGTGGTGTCTGTTCACGTTGTCTATGCGCCGAGGTGACGTAAATCACATCATCATCACGGTTCCAAGCTATCCGAGCCGCTGCGCTTGGGTGATCCCATCCAAAGTCAATCCCACATATCTGCACCCAATGCTCAGGTATCTCAAACGGATCAATGGAGATCATTTCATCAGGTACAGCAAAGATTCGACCACTGCCTAGCGTTGGGATTCCCTTTGTTCTAGCCTCACGCTCATGTGCCGGGTAGCTGGCAATGATTGCTGCACGTTGTTCTGGCGTGTAGTGTTCAGCGTCATCTATGGTCATGGTCGTGACACCAGTACCGGGTGATTTGTCCAACAGGAAGCGTTTAACAACGTCTGACATACCCAATAGCGGGGTGAACGTCATGTAGGTCATTCCACCCGTTGCGTTGGTTCGTGTCAACCCTTCGCTGTAGATGTCTTGGCTTGGCTCTTCGTCAAACCACACAATGTCCAGAGTTTCACCCTGCCACTTTTCCCGGCCCTGTTCGTAAGACTTGAAAGCTAAGGTTGATTCTTCGCCTGAAACGTGTCTAACCTTGATATGGTCCAGAAGGTCAGGAGTTCCCATTGCTGACTTTGAATCAGTGATCAGGTCTTTGGGTACTGACCCCGTCCCTAGCTGGCCTGGGCGACCGCATACAAGGCGTTGAACTGTGTCGCGTGTGGCTAGTGTCGACACTGACCCTGCCCATGCTGCTACCTGCTTGTCAAACCGTATGCCATTCCACCAATCAGGATAAATGCCTGTCAGGTGCATTGCCATCTCAAACGCACCCGCTACGGTCTTTCCAAGCTGATTACCTGCCATCAACAGGCGTTCTCTCACTGCTTGGTCGTGAAACTCTTTCTGTTTAGTGTACGGACGGTAAGAGTAGAGTCGGTTCTGAGATTGCCGTGTCTGCGCTTCCTTGGCGAGCGTTTTCAGCATCAACGAGGCGTTGAAGGGCGGCGATGCCAGCGTAGAGTTCGTCATCAGTCATTTCCTGCAAAGGTCGATCAAGTTCAAGTTGTCTTGGCATTAGGCTTGCAATGCACTTGACATACTCTGACGGACGTTCTTGGCGCATCTTGACGATTGCATCCTCTCCGTTCTCCTTAAAGTCTTCAGCCAGTACGACTAAGAAGTTCTCTTGGAGTCTTGATCTCGCTCCCTTTGGGCGACCAACACCGAGTTTATTTCCAGGTTTGAAATGACTAGGATTTACCGTTAATTTTCCGTTAACAATCGGTTCTGCTAATTCCATTTGGCGAGTTCCTTTTGGATTGTTCGCCGATCAGGGTAAACCCTAAATCAGCACTTACCTTTACCTTTTGGAGGGCATTTGTCAACTGGTTTCTTAGCTGGTTTCTTTGTTGCCATGATTCAGTCCTTCAAAAGTGGTTTGATGTGCTATTGTCAGTCAAGGTAAAGGGATCATTCTTCATCTTCTTGAGACTCAACCAAAGCAATCAGTTCTTTTAAGAACGCGACTCCCTTTGCTTTTTCTTCCTTGTTGTACATCATGAACATCCCAATATCTTCCAATCCAAATGACCTGTGGATAAGAGCATCGTCGTCTGAGATGGTTAGCACACACTGACCTTTTTTTGTCTCTATGCAGATTCCTGCATCCCTAAAAGCGACCATCCATGCCGCCTCTACGTTAAACCTTACAAAATCCTCAACCGCTTTGGTGACTGCTGATGTGTCACCACATTCCCATTCAAAACCGTTATTCATGTTAATCCTTCCAACAATCTGTTAATCCACCTACCACCACCCAACTCATAGAACTTATCCCGAACCTTCTTATTCTTTGGCCTGAACAGGATTGGTTTCTGCTTGTCAGGCTTATTTGGTCTACCACTTTTTGATATACAAATACTATTGTTCGTCATAGTGTATAAAGGAAATAGTTAGAAGTGAACTGGTGTCAAACTTAGGCTTTATGTCCTCCGTTGCTAATACATACCTGATCTTTCCTTCGATCCTGACGCATTTCACGTTACCTGCATAGGTCAGGTTCCATAGTGCTGACTGCACCCTTGATTGATCTATGTGGAGCCTTCTGACTATGGTTTGCTTTGAAGTGTTGCCCTCAAGGATCATTTGATAGACCTTGCTGACAAGTGAATGCCTGTTCTGGAAAGTGATCTTCACGCCTTTTCTAAGCATTGCGGCTCCAGGTTGGTTTATTGAGTTGCCCGGTCTTGACTACGATTGTTAGCAGATTCAGCAAACTCACCAAAATATCTGATCGAGCCTTTTACATAGGCATCAGAAGCATCTTCTTTTGTCAAATAACTTCCTAGACTTATGTGCTTACCATTAACCATTACGGCAGAACCCCATTTTTTTGTGTCCTTTCTGTAAGTCACTCCCTTAAATCCACTGGTGTTTGTTTTCCTCTTTTGACTGTTTGCAACGTTCTGACTTTGAGTTGCTTCACGCAGGTTTTCAACGTTGTTATTCAAAGAATCTCCATCGATGTGATCGATGCATTTAGCATCTACACCATGTTTCATTAGATAAATGATTCTATGTAAGTAATATGTTTGATGTCTAATGTTCAGTTTTATGTATTTTTTACCATTGCAAACAGTTTCCCATCCTGCTTTTGTTCCAGCTTTTACACAACCAGAATTATTTCTCCTGTATAAATTACCGTCTTTGTATTCAAATAGTTCATTCAGTTCATCAACAATTGGATTCATTTAACAGACCTTTCTAAGCGACCTTCCAAATAGCTTTCTGTTTTCCACACATCAATCCTTGCCTGTGCTGCGATTAAGTCCCACTTGAGTTTTTCTTCTACTTCAACTGCTTCTCTAAGTCCATGAAGTAACTCAAGATACTCAGGGTGAGAATATGCAAACTGTTCACGGGCATTTGCAGCTTCTAAACTACTCTGACCCATTAGTATTGCTTTCTTTGACTTTCTGAATTCCTCAAGATATACCCGCATTGCCTTTGCTTGTGCAAACTTACCTGCATTTGCAATCACATAATTAACTGCTTTGTTTGGTACGTTCATTTAGGTGTCTCGTTGTGGAAATACTGCATGGGTAAGGGCTGAAGCCAACTTGCCTTAACCGTTAACTCTTTTCCAAGGTTCCAACCTTCACCGTCTAACAGTTCTCTTACCTTGACCACATATCCGTTTTCCAGGCAGATCACTTGCTTGTCATCAAACTGGTACTTGTGACCTTGTCTTGCCGTTTGAACGTGAGTCATGCTTTCAACTCCTTCAATTTGGCGCTGTAAAGGCTCTTAATCGCCCTCAGTTCGTCTATCGTGTACTTCTTGGTACTGGTGTCGCACTCCAATGCTTCAACGGCTTGTAGTCCGATCCTTGCGATCAGTCCGATTCGGTAGTCAACCGCACGTCCAGCACCGTAACGGTTGCACTGCTTTGTTTGGGCATGAGCGTTGTCCTCATGGAATCTCAAATGCGGTGCTGATCCGACAGACCTGTAATGTCCGCAGTCATAACCACCACCAACAGAATCATGGGTTAATGGTTTTCCGCAGCAGATACATAGCTGGTTAATATCTCGCTGGCGCACATATGCGTTGAATGCTGTTTGCGCTTCTTTCAACCAATCCGACCGTGATTTCAACTTTTCACGTCTCAATTTATCTTCTGCTTTAACTAATTTATCTCTTTTATTCAAAGATACTTGTATTGCACATTCAACGGAACACGCAGATTGCATTGGTTTAGTCGGTTGAAACTTTGTTTTGCAGACACGACAACTTTTCTGCTTCAATTGATTCCCTAAGCCCTTGGTTAATATTGATCCAAGGTAACTCGGTTGCGTAGTATCTGGCTGCGTGACGGGCGTATTCAACATCATGCATCCTCATCCACAATATGTGAGTGATTAAGCGATCCCGTAATGTCGCCAGTGATAACGAGGCATTGGTCAATAATGGATTGTTGGTAGTGTCTTGCACCTGATCTCCATAGGTTCAGGATTTGGTTGGCTAGTTCTTTTGTCATACTGTCACCCCTCGAAGTTGTGCCAGCCTTGCTTTCATTTCTGCGCTAGGTGGCTTAACCGCACCGCTGGTTTGCTCCTGGATCAACCGGGCCAGCGTTGGGTCAATGCCGGGTTTGCTAGGTACGGTTTGATTTGGTTGCGGTGGCGTATAGGCTTTCTGCTTTTCTTGCAGCCATTCAGCGTTAAAACTGGCCCACCCACGCTCACAACACGTTTCCAATGCAGCCTGTAGGCTTACCCCCGCTTTGTCAGCCTGGGAGCGGATTTTGTTGATTGCCGTTTGGGTAAGTGCTGCCTTCTTGGTTTTACGAATGGATTTGAAATCTTGCCAAACAGACAACGACACGCCGTTAGGCGTATCTGTCTCTTTCTCTGTCTCTTTCTCTGTCTCTTTCTCTGTCTCTTGGTGATCACTAACTTCAGCTACTGAATTAATTTGAGACACATTGATATCGTCTTGATATCGTTCTGTTATCAACCAGTGAGAAAGGCGTTTCACAGCACTTTCAAGCTGTTTCGTATTTGTTCTTAGCCTAAATGCCAGTGTCTTTATGTCTGGTAGTTCACCAAGGTTTTCACTTGCGATAACCCAAATCATTACGAGAGTTTTTGAGTCATCTCCAGACAACTCATGCCACTCAACATCATCCAAAAGATCACGATAAAGTTTGATCCACGGTGGTCTACGGTCTTTGAAGTGTTGAAACTTCTCCCAATTCTTGACGCGCATTTATGACACCTCCCCAAACTTGTACTCTTTGAACCGCTTTCCGTTTTCCTCTTTCCAACGGTCTTCAATCTCAAAACCGTCCCGGCGAAGTTCACCTACCCGAGTAGCCAGCTTGAGAGTTCCGCAGCTATAAAGCGCATCTAAGGGGCTGGTCCAGCCTTTTTTAAGGCGCTGGATGATTAGTTCTGCTTGTGTCATTTAATCTCCTCCGAAAAAATATTCCATGCTTTTCTGCGTTTAGCCATTAAGTCGTTGTACTTTTGATAAGCACTTGTTTTTGTTGGGCTAAAGCCTAGGTACTTGCACCAGTAATCATTCTTGAGTAATGTCTTACATACCCTGCGCCAGCTTGGAGCTTTGCCAGCGTTTTCTATTTTCAAATCAATAGCATCAGGTATCCCATCTGGATAACCTCTAGCCATCCACCATTTGATGTAAACAGCAATCTTGTTTTTGTAATGACAAGCTGTTTTAGGTGGGGTGCTTTCTAATAATGATTTGGCGAAACTCTCCCAGGTATGACCTTCAGGTAGAGATATTGCATGATTACCCATGACGTTACCGCGCTCATTGCTGTAAATCTTTCCTGTATTGGCTCCGTTAACCCGTAGAACTAACTTAGCCCATACCGTAGGCTCAATCACTTGGTACAGCCACAAGCCTTTTCTAGACTCGTCACCAAAAGGCTCACAGATACGCATTTGATGCAGCGTTAACCCGGCTTGGTGCATTCGGTCATACAGCTTGTTGTATACAAGTCCTGTCTTTCCGTGATATGTCCAAATGTCCTCAGTTTTCCAGTCATAGATTGGGTAAACATTCCAGACGTTTTCAACCACGTTGGTCGTGAATGGTTTTCCTTGATACATTGGCTTGTCTCTAGCCAACGTCCTAAACCGATTCAAACTCTCCTGTGCTCTAATGCCGACAAATGCCGCACACAGTTCTCCTTTTGCATACCATTGACCAAAAGTAGGTACAAACTCCTCAAACATGATTCCTTCGTACCAAAACGGAAACTCTTTTGTGTCTTTGATGCTGATCGTTTCCTTTTGACGAACCCAAAGGTTTTTCTTTGATTCGTCCCAGGCAGTCCATTCAGGCTGAAAATTTGAAACTGCATTCCATGTTTTCATTGGTACAGCGCACCAGTAAGGCTCGGTGCAATCTGCGTATTCAGTAAATATCTGTCTGGCAAAATCAATCGTTGCGGTAAATTGCGCTTCCCAATCCAGCAAGAACAATCCTATCTTGCGGCCACGTTTACGGGCTTCCTGGCAGACCAAATGAACCATTACCCCGCTGTCTTTTCCAGCACTGAAAGAACAATAGATTTTTGGGAAGTTGTCAAATGTCCATTCAATGCGCTGCTGTGCAGCAGTTAGAACGTCCATTCCTAGACCGCGCTTAGGCATTTGTTAGCCTCCACTTTTCTATTGCTTCTGAGGCTTTCTTGTTGGCAGCGTCTTGCTGTTCTTGAGACAAATGGCCCCATGCTTCACGCACAATATCTTCAGGGCAGTTAATTGCTAATGCCACGGCAGCGTGACCAATCCAAGCCCTTTTGTCGCCAGATTTGCTAAGGTTGTGCTCACACGACTTTTTCCACTCGCCTAACACATTCAGCATCCACTCACCGTATAGATCAGCATTACCAGTGAACAGAATGGCAATGTCTAGCCATGTTTTCCTGTTGCTGACGTTTCCCCACATGGCGCTGTCAGATTCTTCAAGGTCAGTCCACGGATGCCAAATCTCACCTTCGCTTGGCAGACGATCATCAATTAAGGTCATCGTCACCCTCGGTTTCTTGGAATGTGTCTGCTTCCCATGCTTCGGAGAATTCACGGTCTTGGAACAATCCAGCTAACCCGGTAACTTGAGTCAACCGTAAAACCTCGTCAGGCTCCATTCCTAACTCTTTGGCGATCTTTTCATCATTCCAAAACCTGCGTTTCAGTTCAACAACGATTTCAGCCATTGATTCAACCCGGTGCTCTCCCCTTGCCCTGTTATGCCGAATGGTTGATGCCATACGGTCTGTTTTGTCTTGTTGAGTAGAGCGAATTTGTACCAATGGCAAATAGCCGTGGACACGCGATTGAATGTCTTGGCACTCCTTACCTACCCTATGTCGGTGAAACCCGTCTATGACCTCATACGTGTCTGCATCAGGCATGGAAACAATGGGCTGTGTGTACCCGTCAGCCGCGATTGAATGCCTGAGCAATTCCATTTCAGGCGGTGCAACGCTGTTCGGGTTGTAGTCGTTTGCGTGGACCAGTGAATTGCTTACCCACTTCACAAAGTCAACAGGCTCTGAGTTGAATGGAGAAAGCACATGGAGCATTTCACGCAGCGCGTTGATGCAATCAACCTTGTCTGATAGTGGAAGGCTGTTAATGTCAAAGAAGATCGGTTTACACGATTCAATGATTTCGTTTTTCATTGATTTCTCTGCTTTGTGTGCGCTATCGCACTGTGAAAAATCAAGTTCAAGCGCAAGATTTGCGAATGTCATTGCGCGTCCTTCACAAATCCAAGCAAACGGTCCATGCACTCGGGTTCTGCCTTCAGTGCTCCGAGGGTGACCCGTTCGATTTGGAGTTGTCTGCTGTCAGGTGGGTATTCGCCCCACCCTGAAATAGTGTGTTGCTTACATCCCAAGGCTTCACCTAGCCTCACTTGGGTTCCGAAATGTTTGATTGCGTCTGCTTTAGTCATGCCGCAGAGTATCTCATATTCGATATGTTATGTCTGATTTAATTTATCAAAGCATAAGCACAATGTGATTTATGGAAACTATCGGACAAAGAATCAGGCGGCTTCGTCTAGAGCGCGGGATCATTCGTCAGGCTGAATTGGCCCTGCCGTGTGGGATCACGCAAAGCACCCTGTCAGACATAGAAAGCAAGAACAAGGAGTTTTCCGCTACTGTTCTGCTATCCCTGTGCCGAGAACTGGACGTTTCCATAGAGGAAGTCATGTACGGTACGAAGGGAGAGATAGTGGGATCGAATGAATTAATGCGTCTTTATGTTGAACTGTCACCAGCACAAAGAGAGGTTGTTTTGCACATGGTTCGCGGCCTAAAGTCAGCCAACACAGGAAACATCCAGGCGGCGTAAAGACCCCCGCCACACTGTACCAATTCCCCGAAATCAAGCAGTTGATTAGGGTCAACCCGTAGACGTTTTAGCTTTTTTCAATCGGTAGCGTGATTCCGATTAAAACATATTCGCCTATCCGTATCGTTTATCCGATATTTGATGTAAGATACGTCCATCGCAGCAAGATAAACAGGAGTGACCCAAATGAGCCAAGCATACAAAGATCAGCAGTTCAGCTTCACCAAGCTAATTGGACAAGGCGTAAAGATCGTGACCGTCTGGTACGACTACGACGATGACACAAACACCATCAACGACATGGTGGTCTGCACTGAAGACGGTGTTGAGATTGACCAGTACCTGACCACTGATCAGTTGAACGATCTTGACATGGACTGCTATGAGCATCAGCGTAATCAAGGTCAATCTGACTATTACAAGCTCTTGTTTAACAAGACATTCCCTGAATTTCCTTCACTGAGAAAAGCAGCATGAAAACCGTCAAAGACATCATCAATGAATCGAACTACGCCTGTTCTATTGAACGCTATGAGCGTGAGAACAGGTTAGTGGACATCTTTCTTGCTGTAGTGATTGGATTGACATTTGTAGGCGTGTTGTTGGAGTGGTGGCTATGAAACAAATCAAATGGCACAAAGGAAAACCGCCAGCAATCGGATGGTGGCCTGCAAGCACCATTCAGGCAAAAACAGTTGTGCGTTGGTGGGATGGAAAGTGTTGGTCTATAGCTTGTGATATCGGACTATCTGCCAAAACAGCTTCCTTCCATGCTGATGTGAAAGACCGTTATCAATCATCTGTCAAATGGACAAAAAGGTGGTGGCTATGAGCACCCTTCAATATTTGAAATGGGAATACCGCTGGAATCGTGCGATCTACGGTCCTTTGAAATCAGCATATCTAGCAATGAAACATGCGTTTAGTGAACTACCAATATAAGAGAACACCATGACAGAAGAAGAATTTGAAAAAGCAATGAATCGTTATGAACTTGACGATCAATACAGCGACTTTCTGATGAATAAGACCGACGCCAGGATTGGCAACGGAACCATGCTTATCAACGTGATCGAGTCTGGTAACTACTACGACAGTTTTAAAGACTACATGACAGGGGAAATGGAATGAGCAACATTTACACCAAGCTGATGGCAGCAAGACTTGACCTTCAATCACGCAAGCTGAAAAAGTCAGGCTACAACAGCTATGCGAAGTACGACTACTTTGAATTGGGTGACTTCCTGCCAGTGATTCAGGAAATCTTTTCAGCGCATGGGTTGTGCGGAGTTGTTTCGTATGGCGTTGACGTTGCCAAACTGACGATTGTTGACACAACAGACGGTCAATCGTTTGTGATTGAGTCTCCCATGTCTACCTGCGAAATGAAGGGACTGCATGAGGTACAGCGTCTAGGTGCGGTGCAGACTTATTTGCGTCGTTACCTGTGGGTTACTGCCCTAGAAATCGTTGAACATGACGCAATCGACTCTAGCAAGCCCGTAGAGCCAAAGATCATCCATACCCCTACTGGCACACCAGACGTTAGCCAAAAGCGCATGAGCGTGATTGTGGACGTTTCTGAGGCGGTTAAAGAACGGTTCAGTGCTAA